GACTTTTTAAAGTCGAAACTATTTTGTCGGCAAGTTTTTTACTACGTACAACTTTCCAAAATTTCTTTTGCCCTTTAAACATAATAGCGTAATTGTTAGGCCCTTCTTTTTCAAGTTCCCGAGCAATTTCGCGCCTTTTAAAACTGCTAATTTCTTTCAACTTACCCATGTTTTCTATTTATAATTTACTCTTCTTCTATACGCACCACAAGATCATCTTTTCCGCTGAAAACTCTATGAAACGTATTTTTTTCTATGTGATATTCTTTTCCTTCTTTTAACTTCTTTGGCAGTTCGTTGTCCATTTGAAGTTCCCAATCGTTACCTGAAATTATGTATATTGTTCGATTTTTTCTGTCACGATGCCAATCCAACTCAGAAGATTCTCCCTTTGCGAAGATTCTTCGAAAGTGAGATCCGTGGGCATAAAAGTCTTTATATTTCTCTACCACCACGAACTTGGATTATCAACTTGAAGGCCTAAAGATTTCGCAAAACGTGGTAAACGACAAGACCAATATGAAGGCTTTGTCTTATCATTTCGTGTGTCACATTTGTGACGAGCCGCAAATGATTTACGTGCGCCGGGATCATTGATCTTTATTTTCAATCCACTGGTGTCGCCAAACTGAACCTTTTTGATATTCTTTGTTTGAGGATCACGAACATAAACATAAAACTTCTTATCACCTCCACGCTTTGGAGTATTAAGCTCTACCTCACGGCCCTTATATTCTACTTCTTCGGCAAGTGGCCAATCCAACGGGACATCGACACCTCTATACTGTGCGATTTCTCCGATATCGGTTTTGATGATTTCTTCATTAACAGCATTGAGCTCAATCAAATTTTCTTTCCAAAGTCTCCGTGTTTCTCTAAAGAATTCAAAGTAACGATCAGAGCCCGGTCGATAAATGTTATCGACAAATGGAATATCTCTCTTCGCCATTTCAACAATGGCTTCAAAAACAAAGTGTTCTTTAAAATTTCTCATCACCCTCTCTTTCCAAATTCCCAACCAGCAACTCGATTCATTTGTTTTTTGAACTCAGTAAAGTCAGGCTTTGTCTTGTATAGCTTAATTGAGATTTCATCTCGGTCCTTACCTTTGATGCGCCATTTGTATCCTTTTTCGATATGCTCGGGTTTAGTGGTTTTTACAACTCTTCGTTCGTATCCTTGTTCCCAAGTTTCACTTTTACCTTTACCTTCCTCAAGTCCTTTTGCCTTATTGATCCATTTCTTTGCGATAGGATTCTTTGGCTCTTCCTTTGCGAACTTACTAATCCTCTTGTAGGCCGAAAGCGTTGCCTTTTCGATATTAGATCCCTCGGAGTTATCAACTATCACGAAGTTATTTCCAAATATACTTTGGAACTTACCGATGTTATCTTGTACGCTTTGCCACATCTTTTTTACTTGATCGGCTCCGAGTGTTCTGCTTCTTTTTGCATCGCGAGCAATTGCAGTTTCAAGGTTTGTGTTGACAAAAATCATTGAAACATCATAACCCAGTTTTTTTAACGCAATTGCTTGTTTACTTATCTTTGCAAAATCTTTTCCAGTGCCGTCAATTACCAATCCTAGGCGACCATCTAGATAAAGATCCATCTGTTTGCTGGTAAGTTCCTTTGCCTTCTTGCGAATTTCTTGACCCCTTGGCGAAAAGATAACTTCGGCTGAAGGTTCTAAATTAGCATTCTTTAGAGATATTTCGAAGGGCTTATCAGAATTTACAATTTTGAATCCGAGCGCGCTGAGCCCTGTCTTACCAACCGTGAAAGATTTGCCGGATCCCGGACCACCCGCAAGAAAAACCGCTTTAAAAATCGCGGGATCGTCGACTCCCTCTTCAACCGACTCGTCTTTACCGAACTTTTTATGATAAGCCTTTGTATACTGTGAAGTTTTCGTTTTGGCTCGAGCGTCACCGGGTGCTACCTTATAAGCACGAGGATCATCATCCTTCATCTTTGCTTGACGCTTAAACTGCGCTGATCTCTTATCCGACGTTGATTTTGATAATCCTCGAACATAATCCGGATCAATCTTTTCGGCTAAAGAATCAATAAAGTACTTATTATCCTTTGTGTCAATTATAAAGTTTGTTCTTCTTTCGGCAATAGTGATTTCATGATTCTGATGATACGCAATATCACCAACGTTGAAAATCTCTCCAGCCACATATTTTTCTCTTATACTTGAAACTGAAGGAAGCTGTATGTGCTTTCGAAAACTAACCATCTCCTTTAATCCCATCCTTTTTCGAAGAAGATTAAATAGTGTCATATCCTCTCCATAGGATCTAGGCAATCCCTGTGAAAAAAGTTTAAAGTCACCTTCGGCGGCGGCAGCGCGCATTTTTGAAGCACTCATGCCCGAAACATCATCAGCATCCGGATCTCTTTCGCCAGCTGATACAATTTCTATTCCATCCGAAAAATCATAATAGCCATGTTTACCATCAACAGCATTATATTGATTTAGCAGTTTACGAAATTGCGATACTCGATCAGAACCAACGACCATCGTCAGTTGAGTGAATCCTTGATCATACAATGATGTGGCGATATCAAATACAGTTTTAATTTTTTTATCAAGAATGATGTTTCGACCATGCTTTGGAAACATCTTACGCATCACCTTCACCTTTTCGGAGTATTCAAGAGGATTCTTTTTGGGATCATTTGATTGTGAAGCATAAACTCTATAATCAGAGCCAATGGCAATTGAAGCTACTTTATTTAAAAGCTTTTCATGACCCGTAGTAGGAGGATTAAATCTACCAAAGGTAAATACAACACTCTTCTTCTTTGCTTCGTTATATTGTTTAAATGATTTCACGATTATATTTATCGTTGCCAGCCTTTTACAACATCCGGAGAAAAGTTATTCATTGAAAACTCCAAGCGATCCACAAGCTTAACTGCACCATCGGTTGTTTTATCGATAGCGACAAATCCCTCACTCCCCGTTACCTTAAATCCATTCTTAGTTCGAACAAAGGTGTCAAGCTGTTTCACCTTATCCAGCTTTGAAATAATAAGCAACTTAGCATCAACAATCGCATTCTGTAATTGGAATATTAGATCCAAATTACTTTTGTTGTCTTTCGAAAAGAATCGCATAATCTGATCAAGCTTAGCTTGAACAGCGGCTTTGCCTTTCTCGGTTTTTCTCTTCTCCATCTCCTTACCAAACTTATTTTCAAACCACAGGATCAAATCGTTGACATGTTTTCCCGTGTTCTGTATTCTTTCTCCTCTACGTACTAAAGAATTGTTGAAGGTCTCGATGTATCCAGCGAGCTCGCTGTTTGATTGGAGTTGACGCAACGTAGTGCCCGCTATCTTTTGAAATATCTTTCCGGCTTTTGATAGTGCCTCCGTTACCTCTCTTGTTTCTGTGTCGGTGAGTGTTGCTGTTCCGCTTTGATCCTTGTAATCCGCGTCCTGATACCATATAGAAGTTTTTTTCTTAAGTTTACTAATGTCTACTCCGTATGATGCTTTCATTTCCTCAAAGGATTTTCCTGTGTAGGTTGTATGAAAGACCACACCCAAGTTTGCTTTCATTATGGTTTTTGCTAGGTCTGACTTGACAGGTACTGCATAGACGATTGTGTTTGGTTGGAATGTTACGTACTTCTCACCATCGATATTCTCAACGTTAAGATCATTCTTTGTAAACATAATATCGCCTTGAATCACATCTTTGATTCCAAGATTTTTCAATTCATTGTACGCTGTTACGAGTTTATCTGCAAGGTCTCCGGAAGTATCAGCACGAACATCGGCTTCTGACTTATAGACCTTTGGATCTTTATTAAAAATTCCTTTCTTTGCAACGAAGAACTTTCCATCACTTGGATCAGTTCCGGCAAAGACTGCGGGCGCTCCATCCCACTTGACCGTTACATCGGATTTGCCATTTGAGTTTCCGGCCAACATATCTCGTATTGATCTAAGAGCAAGTATGGCTTCACGCGCTCCATCAACACCACCATAAATCACTCGATCTTCAACGTGCGTCATGTGCACGTTTTTACCCGCCTTCGCTTCACTTAAGTATTTTTTAAAGCTTTGCATTAAAGTTTAACTCGTGGTTTAACAGTACCGCTTGTGACTCGTTCCAATTGAATATCGCCGCGACCAATTCGTTTGACACCTATTACATTACCAATCTTACCCTTTGGTCCGCTGTTAAGAATAAAAATGATATCATGATTTTTGAAATAATTATTATAGGCTAACTCTTGATACTCATTTTCAATATCACTTAACTCTTTAGGAAACTGTTTTTTTATCTTATCTAGATCACCCTTATTAACTTCTGATCCTCGTCCTCCTATTTCAACCTTAAGTTTTTGAAGCGCATTAATAACAGGAGCTAAACTAAATGTGGCGCCAAGCTTAAAGTTAAAAGCGTATCCATCACTTGATCGTGATACTGCTTTAATCTCATACTTATTGCTTCCAACAACCAAATCAACACCAGCAGACGAACCTCCGCCAAGATGAGCATCATCAATCAAAAAGTAAAGAAGTGCTTCACCTGGACCAACTCCCTTCAAAGGATACGAATAAAGTTTCTTAAAGGCTGCAGGACTCTGAGATCTAAGTTCATCAATCAAAGAGTTTAGACGATTCATATCAACACCAGTAATCGTCTTATCCAAATTAAAATTTGGAAAGAAATGGGTATTGAAAAGGAACTGTATTTCTTTCTTATGCTCTAGGCTTTCAAAATCCTTTGTCGATAGATTGAAGGCGGTTATCTTCTGCGCGCGTTTTAGGAATTCATGGTTTAAATTAGTCACGTCAATTCCTTCGGCTAATGTTGGTAAATCGAGATATTCTTTGAAATTAAGCATAGTTCCCATAAGTTAAAAATCTAGTTCTACTCTATACTCCAATGAGTAAAAAGTAAACAACAAACTGTAACTATTTATAAACTTTATGGTTTTAAATGAATCCTTTGGCCCATTTTTCATGGGTATATCCAAATTCTTCCATATATCTAACGTAAAGACCGGTTTCGCGACCAGCCGCTTCGATTTCCCACGGCCAATCATAATAGTGAACCTTGCTTGAATCGTACTCTTCACCACGCCAGTAAACCAAATCAAGAGAGATTCGTGAATCTTTCATTTCTCCAAGCGCGTATTGTTTGACATGAACCATCTCATGCGCTAGAGTTTCAATCAAAGTGGCCAATCCATTACTT